CGACATTAGCGGGTGTAGCGAAGAATGTCGGGCTAGGGGCGGTAGAAGGTGGATTACTTGGCGCAGCAGAAGCAACGGGCCGCGATCAGGATGTTGGAACTGGGACAGCAATAGGTGCCGGTATTGGTGGTGGCATCCCATTGATCGGTTCAGCCATATCGAAAGCTGTGTCACCAATTACGAGTAAGTTGAACCCATACGAGCAGGAATTAGCGTCTCGCTTGGAGGCGGCTGGTATGACGTTAACGCCAGCTCAGAAAAGCGATAGTACATTTTTGAAGTACCTCGAAAGCCAACTCGAAAGTTTCCCCGGTGGTAGTTTATCGCCTAGAGCATCCCAACAGGAACAGTTTAACCGAATGGTCCTTGGCGAAGCCGGTGGGGCTGCATCTTTGGCAGCACCAGAAACAGTGCGCGATATAGGGCGAGCGGCAGGCCGACAGTTTGACACAATCCTATCTGGCAAACGGATTGATCTTGGGCCGCAGTTTAAGCAGGACATCAAAACTGTAATTGATGATTACGGCCAAAATCTCCCGACGAATGTATCTCCGACATTCAAGAAGCAATCGCAAGCATTGTTGAAGATCGGCGATGAGATGTCTGGCGATACCGCTGCAAAGACACGCGAGAAACTGATGCGGTTGGCCGGTGAAACTAGCGACCCGCAACTCTCAAACGCGATCTCTCAGTTGAACGAGGCGTTGGATAATGCGGTCGAGAGGTCGTTAGCCCCAGATGCAGCGGCCCAATTGCGACAAGCGAGAGGCGAATACAAGAACTATCTGCGCATCAAGGAAGCCATGAAGACGACGGCTGAAGGCGCAGCCGGTGGGGACATATCACCTCAGAGATTGCAGAGCGCCATTATCAATGCGCCATACGGTGCCACACCTAATCTGACAGAGCTATCGCAGGCAGCTAACCAGTTCATGCGCCAACAGCCGCAAAGCGGAACGGCTCCAAGGCAATACATTGGTAGCTTGATCGGCGGTATGACAGGGGCTGGTATAGGGTATGGGACAGGTGGGCCAGAAGGAGCAGCTAGTGGGTTAGCTCTTGGAATAGGAGGTCCAATGGCAGCGAACGCATTGTACTTTAACCCAGTGACCCGAAGATACCTTACCAACACGGCGTCAGAATCGCTCCAGAGGGCGATCCCTACAATGACCAGATACGGAACACCACTTGGGTTACTCGGGGGCAGCCGAGTAGAAGATCGCCGATAACTCTGCTACTATCCCGCCACTCGTTGATCAGGCGAGCGGCGTTGAGAGATGTCTCCGTCAGCCCCACCGGTGCCTCCCGCCCGGTGGGGCTTTTTCGTGCGCGAAATTATTTTTGCGTTTTGTGCATTTTACCTATTGTGTCTTCTTAAAAAGACGAATACACATTGGGCACGGTCGGTTTGACCGATCAACAAACGGGAGAACGAAATGAACAATTCACCACTAGAGGCCGTGTTCCACGCATACCGAAAGGCGGGATCGGTCGTAGCACGCGACAGAGTTAAACGTATCGGAGCAGTCCGTCGACAACTGGCTTAACATGAGCACGCGGCCACAGCGCAGCACGCTTGAAAAGATCATCGACTTCGCGATCCGCAAGGTATCGTCTTTAACGGAGGAGGTCATCGTCATCACGCGCATGATGATGCCGTCGTCTGCTTCAGTCTACGGGTACGCTGAGACTAACACAGGCGAGAGCGTGTTCCTGCCACCACATATCGTCAACGAGCTGCATGAGAAGGGATACGTCGAGGGGGACGTGTTCACGGCTCGCTTCAAGTCTCAGGAACACTCAAGCGCACCATTCTACTGCGTGAAGGTGATCCGGTGAGCGTGGTAAGGGATCAGCTCGCGGGACACTATAAGAGTATCCGGCAGCGCATGGATGAGGCCGCGAGGCGGCACGCCATGGAGATGGTTGCGCAGGCCAAGGCCAAGGCCGAGGCTGAAGTTATCGCTGCGGCCGAGTTGGCCGAGCGCAACAAGCACATCACGCGGGAACAGATCGAGAGAGTGAAGCGCCAGTGGGAGGAGCAGATCGCGATCACGAAGCAGCAGCTCGCTCTTCGCAAGCGAGACTGGATCGCTATTACGAACGACATCATCGACAAGCGTCAGGTGTCGTGGCGCGAGTTGGTTTCACCGGATCGCAGCTACAGGCTCGTCTCTGCGCGGCAGCATGTCTGGTATGCAATCCGCCTTGAGTTGAAGTTGAGCTACCCACAAATCGCGGCCAAGTTCGGCCGAGACCACACGACAGTCATGCACGGCTGTCAGCAACACGCAAAGAGAATTGGAGTTACCCTTGACCAACCGAAAAAATCACCGAGCTACTCTGGAGGAGACACTGGCCACCATCACCCAACGGGCGACCGAGTACGGAGACCCAAGGCCGTCGTTCAAACGCGCCTCACTGTTCGCGAGCACCTTGCTCGGCAGAACGGTCTCGCCCTATGACGTCGCCATCGTGATGATGTCCGTCAAGCTATCGCGCATCTCGAATGAGCGGAAGCACGACAGCTTCGTGGACCTGATAGCGTACACGGCGTTTGCCGACGAGTACGTAGACGACGCAGTGCCACAGGAAGCGCTGAAGATACGCCTCGACAATGTCGCGGCAGACATAGACGAAAACATCCGCGAGATCGCGAAGACGCTCGCGCCAGTGAATGGAGAACGTAAATGATATTCTCGGCAATCATTCCGATAGACGACGTCCCGATTAACGGGAACGGAAAGTGGAGCGGCATCATCATGCAAGATGGCGAGGCGCACGTCCGCTTCAACCACCCGCATGACGAGAACCCTTGGTATCTCGAAGCCGTAATATTCGACGGGGGCTTCGTCATCACGAAGGATGCCGCGATGAGTAAGTCTGAGCACCCGATCATAAGGGCGATGTGGGAGGCGGCGAGGGCAAGCATCGAGGCTCGCGCAGACGAGATGGCAGAGCGGGGGAGCGATACATGATAGAGGTGCGCAAAGATGGCGATGACGTGTTCATCGTGATGGAGGACCGCGCTCTCGCGGGGTGGTTCAAGTGGAGCGCCAGCCGAGGCCGCTGGAGGGCGTACACAGTGCGCGGGAGCGTAAGTATGCACACACTGCGGTCAGACGCTGTGGATGCGATTGTGGGTTACACGGGAGGGGATGAGTGATGGATATTGTTGAATTGTTGCGTGAACGAGCAAAAAATTTGCAAGATTTTGGCCCCGACGCTTACGGCGATGCTGATTTGGATGATAGGACCGCCGACGAGATTGAGCGATTGCGGGAAGATAAGAGAATGGCATCCCAGTTGATGAGGGAGTTTTTAGAAAAGATTAATCGGCTAAGGAGAGGGTTGCATCGAATTGCCAGTATAGAAATAGACCCTGATTTTGGTACCTTACCTATTTCGGAGGCACAGAAAATTGCACAAGACGCATTGGAGGATGAGTGATGGATATACCAGTCGATGTGTTGAAACTAAAGCTAGTGGCGCTTGGGATTATCTGGATGGCTGCTTGCCCGTTTTACTTCACCTACAAGGACTACGACATAAACAAGAAGACAATGACGGTGATGATGTTCCCGTTGATCATGTTCTTGGTGTGGTTTCTTTTATTTTGGTGGGGCTGAGTGATGGATATCGTTGATGACTTAAGAAAAGACCCATACGAGGAAGAGCGGCAATACAAGAGAGAAGCGCGTCTTGAGTTGGGTGGCATATTAGATAAAGCCGCCGACGAGATCAAGCGGTTGAGGAAAATTCTCTCGACCGTAATGGGAGCCTGTGAAGATGTGAACAGCCCTGATCGGAAGGTGCGCGAAGAAATTGCAAGAACGGTTGGCAAGGCACTAAAGGAGAAAGAATGATGGCATACTCGCAGTTTGATTTAAGGGAGAGAGTGCCGCAACGCGACCCAATAGTATCTGCGCCAAAGCCTATGCGCTTCAGCAAGTCTGGCGTGCCTTTAGTCAAGGAGAAAAAAAATGGCTGAAAGAGACCCGAATTATGTGACGTCGGAAGAGGCGAAAGAAAAAATTTGTATCAACAGCCAATATTGCTGCGTTGGTGCGGATTGCATGGCATGGCGGTGGCATGAGTATAAGTCACCTGTCCCGCTAAAGGAAAGCACCTTTGGGAACCATTGGAAGAGAGAGATCAGCAAGACCTACGGGCGATGCGGGATGGTGCCGCTATGACAGACATCGTTGAACGGTTGCGGGAGTATAACGAACCGCCATTCGACTATATTGCACATGAAGCCGCTGCCAAGATTGAGCATTTGAGATTTGCATGGGACACCACATCAGCGGAGTGCAATAAACTAATTATTGAGATCGAGCAGTTGCGGGAAGCATTATTTGACATGTCAGGCTACATAAGCCGCGCTGATATGCATTACCTAAAACCAGAAACACTGATCGCACTAAAGGAGAAAGAGTGATGGATATTGTTGAACGATTGACGAGCCATTGGGGCGGCGAAAGATGTGTTGATGTATCAATAGATGTAGCAGATGCTATAGATGAAATTAAGCGGTTGCGGGATGAAATTTACAACTTGAAACTAGCCGTTGCCGGAGGTGAGGACGCACCCGGATCGGCCGACTTGGTAGGGCCAGAAGATGTAATTATGTGGCGCAAATTATGGGCTGACGAGATTGAGCGAGTACGGTCAGATTACAAACGACTTTTTGGAATGGGTCGCCGCTATAACCCGAACTTGGCTTCACTGATTGAAGAAAACAATCAGCTTCGGGCTGAATTGAGCGCGGAACTAAAATCCGCCTTCAAAAATGGATACGATACCGGATATACAATGGGGTATAGCGAGGGGGTGAAGGAAACCCTTTACGATGGGATGCCACGTCTTGATGATCGTGGTGATAAGTTGGACGGGAACTGAGCGATGATGCTCGACCCCGACTGGTTCGTGTCCGTGATGCTGATAGCGTCAGCCGCGTGCATCGCGACATCTCTCGCAATTATGGTCCAATCAATAATGAGGAACGACAATGATCACCTATGACCTACCCGCGCCAGACTACCACGCCATCGACGCGCTCTCAGCCAGCGGCGCGAAGGTGCTGCTGAAGTCACCCGCGCACTACCTTGCGATGAAGGAGCACCAGCGCGATCCGACACCGGCCATGGCATTCGGGTCGCTCGTCCACTCGCTCGTGCTCGAGCCTGACACGGTCGACGCTCTCTACATCGCGGCACCTAAATTCGACAAGCGCACGTCTGCCGGGAAGGCTGCGGCTGAGAAGTTCGACGCGACCGCAGGCGGCAAGACCGTCGTCGACATGGACCTGTTCCAGAAGGCGCAGCGCGTCGGTGATTCCGTCCGCTCTCACCACCGCTACAGCGAGCTGCTGAAGGGCGCGAAGTTCGAGGCGTCGATATTCTGGGATCAGCATGGCGTGCCGTGTAAAGCCAGAGCAGACGCGCTCAACGGATCCTCGATCATCGACCTCAAGACAACGAAGGACGCATCGCCCGACGGGTTCGCCAAGAGCGTCGCGACGTTCCAATACCACTTGCAGGCGGCGCACTACTTGGATGGCTACAGTATCGCATCGGGCTTCATGGCAGAGCGCTTCGTGTTCCTCGCAGTAGAGACGGAGGCACCGTTTGCGGTCGGCGTGTACGTGCTCGACGCGGCGAGTATTGCCGGTGGCGCTGAGATGATGTCGCAGGCCGGACGCGCTTACCGGATCGCGAAGAACGCGACGGCGTGGAAGGGTTACTCGCCGGACATCGTCGAGATCGCTGTGCCAAGGTACGCGATGCCTGTGGAGATGGGCTGACCGCGATCTGGACAGCATCGCATAAATCGGACAGATATACGTGAGGGAGACAACAATGACTGACACGATACACCTTATGGTGAGGATGATGGATGAGCGGCGCATCGAGCGCGGCCTGTCCAAGCGCGACCTATCGCTGAAGGCGGGGCTGGCTCACGGCACGTTCTGGCATATTACGAAGAAGCCCGAGGGCATCACGCTGGGTACGGCCATCGCGCTGTGCGAGGTGCTCAACTTTACGCTGCAAGTCAGCGTCCTGCGCGACGTGTTCGGTGACGAGATTACTGACCGCGAGATTGGTGCTGCGGCATGATCATCGGGATTGACCCCGGCGCGTCGGGAGCCATCGCAGCGTTCAACGTGGAGACAGGCCACCTGTCCGTGATGGATATGCCCGTCATGGAAGTCATGCGCGGTAAGACGATGAAGCGCGAGCTGAACGCACCGCTGCTGGCGGGTATCTTCAGCGACCTCGACGCCAACTTCAAGATCACGGCTGTGTTCCTCGAGAAGGTCGGCGCGATGCCGGGACAGGGCGTCTCGTCGATGTTTGCCTTCGGTCGCAACGTCGGCACCATCGAGGGCATCATGGCCGCGCTAGAGTGGCCCGTCAGCTACGTCACGCCGCAGGCTTGGCAGAAGGCGGCAAGTGTCCGGCAGGGCAAGGACGGATCGCGCATGAGGGCTATCGAATTATTCCCGGGTTATGCACAGCTTTTCGCTCGCAAGAAGGACGACGGGCGGTCAGATGCCGCGCTGATCGCTTGGTACGGGGCGACACGTTAACCCTCTCGCGGCAGGGATATGCCGCGACCGGCACCGCAGCGGGACTGCGGTATCACAACACGACAGGAGAAACACGATGATACAATTTCCACAGAGCAGTTCAGGTCGTCCGTGGGCGCGTCTCGACGCACGCACGGGGCTGATGTTCATCTCGTCACCGGAGGGCGACAAGGTTCCGGTAGACCTGAAGGGCAAGGCACTCGGCTTCGACATTGTTAACGCCAAGCAGGGTTGGCTCGCGGTCGGCACGGCTGGGGCTGACTGGCAGGACTTGCCGGAAGGTGGCGGCTGGGGCAACCCGCCGAGCGCAGACCACAAGCCAGCCGTCGACATCGACATCTGGTGCAACGATCCGGCGTTTGGCGATGCCAAGCTGCGCACGTCTCGCGGCAACTCACGCGCCTTCACGCAGCTCGTTCAGGAGATCAGCAAGAAGGTTAGCGATGTCGCCGGTGGTACGGAGGCTGCCAAGCGTGCTATCCCGCTCGTCCGCATCGACGCCGTGCGTATCGTAAAGGTCGGGCAAGGCACGTCTGTCTCGTTTGACATTACGCTCGCGCAGATTGCTAACTGGGTGCCGCGTGCGGGAGTTGCGGAGGCACCGGCTGCTTCTGCGGCATCGCCTGAGCCAGCGGCGCGTCCTATCGCGTCTCTCGGTGGCGGTGCTGCGCCAGAGTTCTAAGCGACACACAAAAAGACCGCCGGTACGCCTTAAACTCGTTCCGGCGGTCAAGTCTGGGAGGAAACCGGAAGCGGGAGGCCACCGATGAGTGAGACAGTAATGCAAGAGAATTCCAAAGTCGATACCTACACCATGCAGCTCGCGTTCGCGGCTGGGGGCTACAAGGACGTCATCCTGACGCCGAAGACGTACTCGCTGCGGCAGCTCTCGGAGCGCTTGAGCCAAGTGCGTGTCGGGCCGAAGGACGGCGCGTACATGATACGCGGTGGCGATCTGAGCATCACGAAGCGCTCGGACGAGAACCTCAAGACCGCGGAGCTGATCATCCTCGACGGCGACAGCTCGTTCGATCCCGAGACGGGAGAGATATCGCCCGGCGCTCCGTCGATCTACGCCACACATGAGGCGCTGCGCGAGATGGGTATCGCGCACATCATCCACACAAGCCACAGCAATCGCGGTGAGGACGGCGTCGTGTCGTTCTGGAAGTATCGCGTCGTGATACCGTGCCGCGTTACCGACGCCGACGCACTCAAGGATGGCGTCGAGTACCTCATAGCGCGGCTCCATGAGCGCGGCGTCTGGATCGCCGACGTCTCGGAGAACTACCGCTGGAGCCAGCCGTGGTTCCTGCCGCGTGTCGCGACCGAGGAGGAGCGCAGCCGCTTCGTTCACCGCGAGCACATCGAGGGCGAGATACTCGATATCGCTGACGCGTCGCGCTGGGCGTGGGCGAGGAAGCAGAACGACATCGTCGAGGAGACGGTGATATCGAACAGCGGTATCAGCACGTCACACCCACCCGCGACGGCGTCCGTGATCTCGGACTTCAACTCGACGCACGGCATCGACTGGGTGCGCGATCAGCTTTCAAGGGCAGGCTATCGCTTCTCACACTTCGACAAGCGCAGGGGCGTGTTTCGATATTGCCGTCCGGGATCAGAGACGGGTGTCGCCGGTGTCGTCGTGTTTCAGGGCAGCCGTGGCGACTGGTGCGTCTACTCGCACCACGGTGCGGCCGATCCGCTGTCGGGAAGGGTGAGCGATCCGTTCTCGCTTCTGGCGACGCTAAATTATTCTGGGGATAACTCGCAGGCATACCGATCGATCGTGCCGCGTGAGCCGACGATCACGGAGCAGCTCGCCAGTCGTGCTGCGGCATCTAGCATTACGCAGGTGGAACAGGCAAAGCCCGAAGCGGAAACGAATAAGGAACCGGCGGCAGATGCACAGATTACGTCGGAGCGCAAGCTGTTCGACATCGTGCACTTCAGTGATCTACGTGAGGAGCCGGTGCAGTGGCTGGTGCGCGACCTGATACCGGCGAGCGGGTTCGTGGCGCTGTTCGGCAGGCCCGGCAGCTACAAGTCATTCGTAGCCATGTACATCGCCAGCCAGATCGCGTCGGGCGGGACGGTGTTCGGCAAGGAGACGACGAGGGGCGGGGTGCTATACGTGGCAGCCGAGGGTCAGGGCGGCATCTACAAGCGCACCGTGGCGCTGATGCAGAAGTACGAGATACCGCAGCAGGCAGAGTTCTACTTCCTGCGCCAGCCGCTGAACCTGAGATCGTCTCTCGCGGACCTCGATACGCTGACCGAATCACTTGAGGCGAAGAACGTCAGGCCGTCGCTGATCATCCTCGACACGCTGGCGCGTAACTTCGGCAATGGCGAGGAGAACTCTGCGACCGATATGGGTGCCTTCATCAGCGTGATCGGGGAGATGCAGCGCCGCATAGGCTGCGCCGTCATGGTCGTCCACCACGCAGGCAAGGACGACACGAAGGGCATGCGTGGCTCGTCCGCTCTGCTCGGGGCCGTGGACGCGGAGCTGGAGTGCGTGCGGACGTCGGAAAAGGATGATGAGAAGCGCACGGGCAAGATCACTACGACGAAGCAGAAGGACGGCGAGGACGGTGTCGAGCACCACTACAGCATGGCGGTGCGCTACGTATCACCGACCGATACGACGATCACGTCTCTCGTCATCGAGCCGATTGATGCGCCGAGCGATGGGGCTGCATCTTCAGGCAGGCAGTCCCGCAATCGGTCGAGCCGCGTGCAGAGCGAGGCCGAGATGAGCTTCAGCATGGCCATGAAGGAGGGGTCGGTCGTCGTGTCTGGCGTCGGGCCAATACCGGACGGGACGCGGTGCGTGAGGGAGGAGATGTGGCGCAACTACTTCATCCAGATCAGCGTCACGGATTCGGGTGAGGCGCAGCGTAAGGCGTGGCAGAGGGCGAAGCAGACGATGCGGGATACGGGTCGCGTCAACTTCTATGCGCCCTACTTCTGGCAGTCGGACGCGGTGAAATACGACGTGTGAGCGTGACATTTAAGCGTGACATTTAGCGTGACATCGTGACATTTAAGGTTTCTGCGATGTGACAGTTAGCGTGACATTTATCATACCCCCCTCTTTAGAGGGGGGGTATAATGTCACACTAGCTGGATCGTGACATTTAAGGGGCGTGACACTTTAGGTTTGGGAAAGGGAGATAAGATGCAGCGTGACAAGATGCAGCCAGATGCGAGGCAAGTGATCGGGACGTGTGGTGAGTGTCGCTACTGGTGTCGCGACGACGAGCAGGATGATGCGGGAGAGATCATCGGGGAGTGCCGCAGGATGCCGCCGACGTTTACGGTCGTGCTGGTGCCGGAGCCGAAGACGCCGTTCATTCAGGGGTCGAGCGACTGGCCGACAGTTGCGGATGATGCGTGGTGCGGAGAGTTCTCGCCGAAGTACGGGAGGCAGTGATGGCGAAAGCAGCAGCGAAGACGCAGCGCGTGATCATCGGCGATCAGGAGTTCCACTTGGCGCAGGCCAGAGCACGCGACGTGCAGTACGCTCTCGAGCCGCTCGACCGGACGGCGAAGGAGTTCGAGGGGAGGTGGGGTTGCGAGCGGCTCATCCGTCTCGTGTCTCCGGCTACAGCCGCGAAGGTCGGTGCCGTGCAGAAGCGCCTCGATGACGCCATCGCGATGAACAACGCGGAGGGCGTGGCCCGAGACGCGGCGATCATGCAGCGTGCGTGGCAGGCGATGGAGGATGAGGCCGTCGCGGCGGGTCACGCGCCGTTCGCGGCGGGTCACGCGCCACAGCCGACCGGCTGGTCGATTATGTGGAAGGGCGAGGCGTGGACCATGGTGTTCGACAGGGCGGACGTTGACGCTGTCGCTCGTGTGTCGGACAATGCCGCGCGTGTCGTGTCGCTGAACGAATTGCTGCTGGCGTATAACGAGTATCGGACGCGGATCACGGATGCGGTGAAGGCGACATTCGCAGGCGCGGAGGTGGTCGCGATACGGCAGACGAAACTCGGTCGCGAGATCGACGACGAGATACCGTTTTAGGAGGCCTCGTAGATCGCATTAGGAGGCCGTACAGCGGGATTGGTGGGGGTGTCTGGTAGGTGTGTACCGGAGAGCATGCTGGTGAGGCTGTACGGGCTTCTCTGTTGTGGATTGGGAAATGGTTGGCGGATCAATTCTAACGATTCTGGTCACAGGGTGACGGTTACCCTCAGATTACCGCGTGGTGCGATTCGGGATGCGCCGAACGCCGGGCAAATCAATTCTAACGATTCTGGTTGTGGGGTGACGGTTACCCTCAGAATGAACGGGCCGCTCAAAATAAAGCTGCAGCCACAAAACCATCGCCGTGACCCAAAATGGGTCAGTGACCCAAAATGGGTCTAGCACATGTTTTTGGGACACGAAAGGGGTTTTATTTGATGGGGGAGCGTGAGAAGTAAGGGGTACCGAAACGGTTAAAAGAAAAAAGGGAAAGAAAATGCAGAATAAAATATTTTCATTCGATAGCGCGAAGGCAATCAAGGCAATTGAATTTGGATATTACAATGCTATCCATTATATGGCACCTCATTCTCTATCTGGCAAGAATTTATGTTCTCATGCTAGTCCAGAATGTATCGCTCATTGCCTTGGCTGGCATTCAGGTCAAGCAGCAATGGTAAAGAATGAGCGCGATATTAATAAAGTTCGACAATCTCGAATTGATAAAGCGCAACGGTTTATGAATGATCGGAAAGGATATTTAGAAGATATCGTGAAATCGATTATAAACGGTATCAAAGCCGCGAACGATAAAAATTTAAAGTTATGCGTGCGCCTAAATGGCTCTACTGATATCGCATGGGAAGGCATAGCGTGCTCGCACAATGGTGTGATTTACAAGAATATTATGGCAATCTTTCCCGACATCCAATTTGTTGATTATACGAAAAACGCTTCCAGATTGTACCGTAAATTGCCAGCGAATTACTATCTCACATTATCGCGGCATGAGAACAACGAAAGTGAAAGCATCGATGCATTGCGCGCCGGCCACAATGTCGCTGTGATATTCGCGAATGAATTGCCAAGCCAATGGCATGGCTTCGAAGTCATTAATGGCGACGAACATGACTTGCGTCATATGGATAAACGGGGCGGCGTTGTCGTCGGATTAAAAGCAAAAGGGAATAAATTAAAGAAAAGCAATTCCGCTTTCGTTGTTCGGGATTATCAGGAAATTAGGATAGCAGCATGATACGGTCAATTTTAGAAGATATCTTTGAGCTTGCCTGTTTAGGCTCATTCATCCTGGCAATCGTTTTGTGGAGTTTATAATGACAATCGAAAAACAAATAGCGGCAAAATTTATTCTGGCAATCGAAAGGCGTACGCTGTTGCGATACCACGCGTGGCAATTCGGCCTCCCCGCAGCGCTGCGCCTTGCTATGCAAGATAAACGAAAGCTCTTTCAATGGCGGTATAATCGCAAGCGTGACGCGGTCAATCGCATGGCATTGATCGAGCTTGCAAGCGCTTATCAATCTGGAAAATTGCGCAAGCCGATATCAACCGGAACGCGCATAATGTGACAAGCGCTGTGCAATCGTGTTACAAAAACCCCGTTTCGTGCGGGGTTTTTTATTGCGCGAATAGCGGGAAAAGCGGAGAAATATTCGATGAATGATGAACTTGACGCAATAGAATTTCACGATAATGGCATTGCGGGTAATGGCAAAGCGTTAGAACCCGTAAGCAAGAATGTGACGAGAGATAAAAAAGGGCGCATTGCAAAGGGTTCCGTTGCCATTAATGCGGGTGGGTTTACTCGTAAGCAATTAGAGTTAAAACGCGCGATTGACGCGCTCTCCGCGCCCGCAATCGCCACGCTCGCAAGATTGCTGGAAAGCGAAAATCATGGTGCGGCATTGGGCGCGGCAAAGGAAATACTTGATCGGACAATTGGCAAGGTGAAGCAACAGGTCAACGTGGACGTGGCGGTTGAACATACACACGTTATGCATCTCGACGCGCTTAAGCGCTTGAATGACAAGGCACGCGCCACAAGCGAAGCGATAACGATTGACCACGTTGCGTCCGAATAGAGCTTGCTCATGCGGGACATGAGGCGGGACAACGGATATCGTCCCACTGAAACGGTGCTTGACATATGGGACGCGATGTCCGATAACGTCTAAGGCTTGGCGGTGCAGGGCGGGAATCGGGTGCGGGAACGCGCCAGACCCCCCCCCGGCACCCCCGACCGGCGGGGGCGGCTGCTGCAGTGACCCCCCGCACACCACACACGCAAACGCGAGAGGAACACGAAATGCAAATTGGATACACCCGCACAAGCACCACGGAACAGGTCGCCGGATACGAGGCACAGCAGCGCGACTTAGCCGCAGCCGGAGCCGAGCGCATCTTCGCCGAGCAAGTGTCATCGGTCGCCAAGCGCGAGCAACTCGACGCCGCGCTCGACTACTTGCGAGATGGAGACGTGCTCATCGTGACGAAGCTCGACCGGCTAGCACGCTCTGTGGGCGACCTCGTCGGCATCGTCGACCGCATCGAGAAGTGCGGCGCATCCCTACGCATCCTCGCAATGAACCTCGACACGCAGACGCCCACGGGCAAGCTGATGCTCAACGTGATCGGCAGCGTGGCGCAGTTCGAGCGTGAGATGATGCTGGAGCGCCAGCGTGAGGGCATCGCGAAGGCGAAGCGCGACGGGAAGTACCTCGGCCGCAAGCCGACGGCGATGGCCAAGGGCGACGCCGTCGTCGAGCTTATCGCGCAGGGCATCGCGCCCACGCAGATCGCCAAGCGCTTGGGCATCGCGAGGTCGTCCGTGTACCGCGTGATCGAGGCTAAGCTGCAGCCATAACTTTACCCCCACCCCCCCCACCCGTCACGATATTTCACAACGCGTCACGAAATTTCACAAAGTTGTGGTATACGTGACGCGTTTTCATGTGGCGGGACACGATATGGGTGAGCGTATACCGCTGCGCGTGAAGCAGATCGACCACCTCACGCGCAAGGTCATCGTGCGCGAGGATGGGTGCCACGTGTGGACGGGCACGATATCGCAGGGCGGGTATGGCATGATGGTGATCACGGACGGCGGCAGGCGGATCAGCGCCAAGGCACACCGCATCGCGTACCAGATTGCGCACGGCGAAATACCAGATGGCTTGTACGTCTGCCACAGCTGCGACGTGAAGCTGTGCGTGAACCCAGACCACCTGTTTGCGGCGACGCAGATCGAGAATATGCGTGACATGTCGCGCAAGAACAGGGCGAGGAACGCACACAATTACGAGGTGCCGCCCCTCGCGATAGAGATGCTTATAGCTGGCGCGTATCAGGTTGACGTGCAGCGCATGACGGGACTGCCATTGCATCAACTACGCGATATAGCTAAACGCTTGGGCGTGCAGCTACGCCTGAAGGGGAGCAACGATGGCCGGTACTGATGCAGCATCTACGTTCGACGATTTCATAACACTCTACCGCAGCAACCCCGTCGGCTTCGTGCGCGACGTGCTGGGCCAGTCGCCGACCAAGTGGCAGGAGGACGCCCTGCGCAAGGTCGCCGCCGGTCGCCGACGCATCAGCATCCGCGCCGGTCACGGTGTCGGTAAGAGCACGGTGTGTGCGTGGGCCGTCGTATGGTTCATGTGTACGCGCTTCCCGCAGAAGACCGTGATGACGGCACCCACCGCCGGGCAGTTGTTTGACGCGCTCTTCTCCGAGTTGAAGGCACAGGTCAACCGCCTGCCCCCAGTGCTGCGCGATAGCTTCGACGTGTTCAGCGACCGAATTGCGCTGAAGGGTGCGCCCGAGAGTTCGTTCGCATCGGCACGCACGTCGTCGTCCGACCGGCCAGAGGCTCTCGCGGGTATCCACAGCGAGCACGTATTGCTGATCATCGACGAGGCTTCAGCCGTGCCTGAGGCCGTGTACGAGGCTGCGGCTGGCTCGATGTCGGGACACTCGGCCTGCACGATCCTGATCGGCAACCCGACGCGAAATAGCGGTATGTTTTACAAGACGCACCACGAGCTGGCGAGCGACTGGGACACGATGCACGTAAGCTGCGTCGATAACGCGTTGGTGGCGGCGGACTTCGTCGACCAGATCAGGGCCACGTATGGTGAGGAGAGCAACGCCTACCGCATCCGAGTGCTGGGCGAGTTTGCCGTAGCCGACGACGATACGCTTATAGCGGCAGAGATCGTCGACAGCGCGATGACGCGTGACGTGTCGGGCACTGAGCAGGACGTGATGGTGTACGGCGTCGACGTCGCACGCTTCGGGTCTGACCGGTCGGCGTTGTGCAAGCGCCGTGGGAATGTCGTGATCGAGGTGAAGTCGTGGGGTGGCCTCGACTTGATGCAGCTCGTCGGCGCAATCGTGAACGAGGCCAACATCGACCGGCCCGACGAGATATGCGTCGACACAATCGGCCTCGGATCGGGCGTCGCTGATCGCCTGCGCGAGATGGGTTATAACGTACGCGACGTGAATGTCGCGGAAACGTCAGCCATGAACCCTAACGCCAACCGGCTGCGCGACGAGCTGTGGCTGTCGGTGCGCGACTGGCTGTCAACACGGGGCGTAAAGATACCGAACGACGCATCGCTGCGGCACGAGCTTGTCGCGCCGAGGTACACGTTCACCAGCACCGGCAAGATCGTCGTGGAATCGAAAGACCTGATGCGCAAGCGCGGTATGCGCTCGCCCGATCTCGCCGACGCGCTGTGCCTGACGTTTGCGGGGAACGCCGCGCTGGTGGGCGGCAGGGCGTCGTCGTGGCTCAAGGGCAAGCCGCTGCGGCGAAACCTTGCGGGTGTCGTCTGAACCGTGTAACTTGCGCGGCATTGATTTACATACCCACAAAGGGGACGCGACATGACTTCATTCTTGTTTAACGGGCGCACGGCAGGCGATGCTGTAGCCATCACGAAATCGGCTACCGAGAACAACACATTCTCCAGCATCTACGTCGGCGGTGCCGGTAACGTCGACGTCATCACGGAGGGCGGCACGACGGTGTCGTTCGTGGCAGTTCCTGTCGGTACAATATTGCCGATCCGCACGATTAAGGTTCTCGCTACATCGACAGCGACCAACATGGTGGGATTGCGATAATGGTTGAATCATGCCCCGTCGAGACGCACGATATCACGGCTAACTTGCGCAATCGCGGTAAGGCCATCGACAAGGCCAACTACGGCCCGATGGACCCTAACCAGCCGAATGACCGCTACTGGGCGGCCAAGGCCCGATCGTGGGACGTAACTCCCGACGAGGCAAAGACACAGAGGTGCGGTAACTGCGCCGCGTTTAACCAGACGTCACGCATGATCGAGTGCATGAAGACGGGCATTGAGGGGAAGACTGGCAATGAGCGCGACGCAATGGATGTCGTCAATGCGGGAGACTTGGGCTTCTGCGAAATCTTCGACTTCAAGTGCGCTGCTAAACGTACGTGCGACGCTTGGATCGTCGGAGGCCCGATCACAGATCAGGTTGATGAGGGCGGAGACACCGAGAGTGAGTACGCTAATACAGACGAAGAAGATATGCCTCACAGTTCAATGATGGGCGAGGACGAGGACTGATCCCATGACGCAGCCGATCAACCTAGCCATCTGCATCCCGGCACGCGACCACGTCGACGCCGGGTTCGCGCACGACTTGGCAACAATGTCCGCGCACTGGTACGGCGCAGCGCCCATTGGCTCTAAGTTCAACATACACATGGTTAGCGGTACGCTAATCGCAGACCAGCGCCAGAAACTCGTCAAGATCGCGCTGAAGGAAGGCGCTGACTGGATACTGTTCCTCGACAGCGATATGCGCTTCCCGAAGAACATCGCGCACCGCATGATCGCAAACGATCTCGACATCGTGGCTGCGAACTATGCGACGCGCAGGATGCCGACGAAGACGGTCGCATTCTCTAATTTCGAGAAGCTGGAGTGCATCTATCTGGGTGATGCGCAGTCGCGGATGCAGGAGGTGGACGCAGTCGGGATGGGCGTGATGCTAGTCAAGGCGCAAGTGTTCAAGGCGCTACCGCAGCCGTGGTTCCAGATCGGGTACGCGCCAAAGAGCGAGGCGTTCGTGGGCGAGGATATCTACTTCTGCAAGCTGGCGCAGAGGTACGGGTTCAAGGTTATGATCGACAATGCCGTGTCAGCCGAAGTGAGACACATAGGCGTATTCGAGTTTTCGCATGAGCACGCCGAGGCCGAGCGTGACATGGACAGAATGGTAACGGCCGAAGTTGAAGGGGCAGCAGCATGAAGAAGATGAGCAAGGCGCAGGCGAAGATTGGCAAGGTGATGGGCGAGTTCAAGAAGGGTACGCTGCACGCTGGCGTGAACCCGAAGGGTCCGGCCAAGGCACCACTCGCCAAGAGCCGCAAGCAGGCAATCGCTATTGCGTTGTCGGAAGCCGGAAAGGCGAAGCGCAAGTGAAGCACTTCTATCAGGACATCGAGGGCTGGTTCCAGTTCTCAAAGCCATACCTCGAAGCCGTGGCGTCGGCGAAGGATGGCGCAGTGTTCGTCGAGCTTGGCTGCTGGAAGGGGCGATCCGCAGCGTTTATGGGCGTCGAGATCGTCAACTCCGGCAAGGCCATTGAGTTCAACTGCGTCGATCACTGGAAGGGCAGCGACGACGTCCACCTATCCGATCCCGAGATCAAGAACGTCGCGAAGATATTCCGCGCCAACATGAAGCGCATCGACGGGCTGAACCTCGTCATCCACCGAAGCGAAAGCCCAGTCGCAGCCGACAAGTTCGCGGACGAGAGCTGCGACTTCGTCTGGATCGACGCCGGTCACGACTACGATTCGGTTTTGGCTGACATTAAAGCGTGGCTCCCGAAGGTGAAGCCGGGTGGCGTTATCGGCGGCGACGACTACCCTATGGACGGGGTGGGTCAAGCTGTGAGAGAAGTATTCCCAAAGCCAGAGATCGGCACAGAACGTGGCTGGTCGTGGTGGCGTGTTCGAAAGGTATAGGCACATGGCAAACGAAGACTTCTCCCTCGGCGGTGGATACGATCCCGAGATGATCCCGATGCGCGTGATGAACGACGACAGCGGAATGCTCGTCCCGTCATCCGACCAGCCGATGGATGAGGAGGACTTTCGATACCGCGTGCGGCAGGCCATTGAGGACTGCGCGACATACATCGACAGCTACATCGCGCCAGAGCGCGAGGCGGCAATGAATTACTACCTCGGAAATCCGTTTGGCAATGAGGAAGAGGGCCGCTCTCAAGTTGTCATGACCGAGGTGCGCGACACGATCTTGGCGATGATGCCGTCGCTTCTCCGCATCTTTGTCGGCGGCACCAAGACGCTTGAGTTTGTGCCGAAGAATGCCGAGGACGTCGAAGCTGCCGAGCAGATGACTGACTTGATCGAATACATCTTCAGCCAAGAGAACAACGGCTTCCGCATCCTGCACGACGCCATGAAGGACGCGCTTACGCTGAAGGATGGCGTGCTGACGTGGTACGTCCGCACCGACGAGGCGGTCGAGGAGTACAACTACTCCGGCCTGTCGCAGGAGGAGGCCGCGTTCATCCTGTCCCAGCCGGGGATCGAGATGATCGAGATGTCCGAGCACATGTCGATGTCGCAGACGCAGACCAATGTCATCCCGATGGACCCGATGATGGCTGTGGAGCCACCGACGATCTCGATGCGCGTCAGGCGCGTCAACAGAACGCCGCGCTACATCGTCGAGTGCATCCCCCCAGAGCAGTTCCTGATCGACAACGAGGCACCAACAATCGACGAGGCAATTATTGTCGGCCGGCGCAAGCTGGCGACGGTGTCTGAGTTGGTGGCGATGGGATACCCGCGTGAGATCATCGAGGAGAACGCCGGTTCCGGTGGCTTCGAGATGAACATGGAGACGCTCGCACGTAACCCGGCAGACCAGTCGTTCTTCGGCATCTCGCAGGGGCCGGACGAGAGCACGGACAAGGTATACTACGTCGAGGCGTATATCCGCATCGACAAGGACGGCGACGGGATTGCGGAGCTGCACAAGGTCTGCACGGTCGGGAATGGCGCAGTCGTCCTGCACGACGAGATCGTCCAGCAGGCACCATTTGCATTGCTCTCGCCGGATCCGACGCCACACACAATCTTTGGCAAGTCGATTGCCGATCAGACGATGGACTTGCAGCTCATCAAGTCGTCTATCGTCCGCAACACGCTTGACAGCCTCGCGCAGTCGATACACCCACGTACAGCCGTCGTCGAATCACAGGTCAACATGGACGACGTGATGAACAACGAGACGGGTGCCGTGATCCGTATGCGCTCGATGGGTGCCGTTCAGGCTCTCTCGACGCCGTTCGTCGGCCAACCGGCTCTCGGGGTGCTCGCGTACCTCGACGACGTGAAGACGCAGCGCACTGGCCTCTCACGCGCATCGCAGGGGCTTGACGGTGACGTGTTGCAGTCAACCACCCGGTCAGCCGTGCAGGCACAGCTCTCGTCGTCGCAGGAGCGCATCGAGATGATCGCTCGCCTGTTCGCCGACGGATTGAAGCGCTGCTTCCAAGGATTGCTGAAGCTCGTCGTGCAGCATCAGGATAAGCCGAAGATCATCCGCCTGCGCAACAAGTTCGTGCCGATTGACCCACGCGGTTGGGACGCCGACATGGACATGGTCGTCAACATCGCGCTCGGTCGCGGCTCAGACGAGCAGCGCATGATGTTCCTGATGCAGATATTGGCGCAGCAGAAGGAAGTGATCGAGAAATACGGTCCGAATAACCCACTCGTCGACCTCCAACAGTACCGCAATACGCTGGCTCAGGTGATCGAGTTGTCTGGCTTCCAAGACCCGGCGCAGTTCGTGAAGGAAGTCGATCCGGCGGCAGTTGATGCGTATATGCAGCAGATGTCGCAGCAGAAGAAGCCGATGGACCCGACCGAGATGCTCGCTCAGGTTCAGGCGAAGCAGATCGAGGCCGACATCCTGATCGCTGCCGCGAAGCAGGAGCTGGAGACGAAGAAGGCGCAGGCCGACGCTGACTTCAAGCGCGATCAGCTCATGGTAGACGCGATGCTGAAGGCGGCAGAGATCGAGGCCAAGTATGGCTCTCAGGTAGATATGGCGATGATCAACGCCGAAGTGAACCGCCAGCGCACTGAGATACAGGAGATGTTCAATCTCCAAGCGCAGCGCGAACAGGCAATGTTGAACACTCAGCAGATACCGCAACCGGCACCGGCACCGCAGATGATGCCGCCAATGCCCCCGCAGATGATGTAATAGGACGCAATGACCCCTCACGAACTGGAAGACATCTACCGCGCCGCGACAGCCCTGTCGCGTGACAGGGCGACGGACGAAGTCCTGCGCCGCATGGAGCAGGCGTATATTGAGAAATGGAAGATGTCGCACCCAGATCGGGGCGACGAGAGGGATGATGCGTACCGGATGGTGCGTGCCATAGGCGAGTTCAGAAACGAGCTAACTGCGCTTGCCGCAGAGCCGACTGTGACCGCCTTTAACCGCCGCTTGAAACGCGGCCCATAAGGGAGTATTTAAGATGGTATCAGCCGAACAATCCCCGGGCGGGGAACTCGGTATTGCAGAAGTAGCAGCGCAAATGGATGCCCTACTGGGAGCCAGAGATGGCCAACCCGAAGCACCCAAGAGAACCGCTACCACTGCCGAGGCTCCAGAGGCCGAGGCGTCGGATTATGAAGGCGAAGAGACTGAATCGGATGGGGCCGACCCAGCGTATGACGCTGCTCCTGACGGTGAAGAGCCGGAGTATTCCGAGGAGACTGAAGGGGCAGATACAGAGCCGCTTCCGCTTGACGCACTTGTCACCGTTAAGATTAACGGCAAGACTGAGAACATCACGCTGAAGGAGGCTCTCGAAGGCTACCAACGGAACTCCGATTACACGCGGAAGACGCAGGCGCTAAAGCAGGAGGTGCAGACCTTCGCGCAGGAGCGCCAGCAAGTGGAAGTGGAGAGGCAGCAGTACGGTCAGCTCATTAATGCGCTGCACCAGCAGCTACAGCAATTCGCGCCGCAGGAACCCAACTGGGAACAACTGCATCGTGATGACCCGCTCAACTTCCCAATCGTCGAGAAGCAGTGGCGAGACTATAAGGAGCGCGTGGCTGCGACAGGAGCCGAGCGCGAACGTATGGCTCACATGGCATCTCAGCAGGAGCAAGCGCAGCTTCAGCACATGGTCGAGCGTGGTAGGGAATACCTGTTCGACAAGGTGCCGGAGTGGAAAGACGAGAAGAAGTGGAACGAGGCAAGGAGCAGGCTTCGCGACTATGGCCAGAAGGTTGGCTATACGGACGAGGAACTCGGAGCCGCATACGATCCACGAGCGATCTTGGTGCTTGATAAAGCGAGACGCTACGACGCAATGATGGCCAATCGACCGAAGCCTGATCAGGCTAATGGGCCGAAGCCAATGCGTTCAGGCACTATCGCGAACACTCCACGCGCAGCGACGGAAATTTCTCGTGCAAAGGATCGTCTCAGTAAAACCGGTAGCGTCGACGACGCTGCTAAACTTTTTGGACTTCTCGACAGGAGAAAATAGTCATGGCTTCAGTTACAAAAGCGACCACCTATCAGGCGGTCAATTCGATGCGCGAAGACCTTTCGAACATCATCTACAACATCAGCCCAACCAGCACCCCGATGACCTCAAACATCGGTCGTGACACGGCTGACAACACATATTTCGAGTGGCAGACAGACCAGCTCGCAGCCGCAGACGGCTCAAACGCAGCAGTCGAAGGCGCAACCGCCGGTGACGCTGACTTCGTTGCCACCAACCGCGTCGCGAACTACACGCAGATTTCCACGAAGATCGTGGCCGTCTCCGGCACCGCACAGTCGGTCAACATGGCTGGTATGCGCACTCTCTTGGCCTACGAAACGGCTAAGAAGGCGAAGGAGCTGAAGCGCGACGTCGAGAAGATCATCTGCTCGAACCAAGCCGCTTCTGCTGGTAGCTCGTCAGCAGCCCGTACCACTGCCGGTCTGCCTGCGTGGCTCCGCACCAACAGCATCGCCAACAGCGCAGTAGCACCTACGCTGTCCTCCTCGCCAAACGGCTATCCAAACGCCGCTTGGACATCTCTCTCGACCGCGACTGACGTCGCCTTCACCGAGACGATGCTCAAGACCGCGATCCAGAGCGTCTGGACGCAGGGCGGTGAGCCGTCGATCCTGATGACCGGTCCATACAACAAGACCGTCGCATCCGGCTTCGCTGGCCTCGCGCAGCAGCGTATGTACAACGACTCGGCGGCACCGCTGAAGATCGTTGCGACCGCTGACATCTACCTCTCGGACTTCGGTCAGGTGGCGATTGTGCCTAACCGCTTCTTCGACGAGCGCTTCGCTATCGTCATGGACCCAGAGTACGCCTCTATCTCGTACCTCCGCCCATACGAAACCCTCGACATCGCCGCCGTTGGCGACTCGACGAAGAAGGAACTCATCGTGGAATACGGCCTGCGCGTGAAGAACGAGCTGTCCGCTGCCGCGATTGCGAACCTCACACCATCTGCTTAATATGATCGGGGCCGGGTAACACCGGCCCCCCTCACACATAGGAACCACAGATGGCCGAAGAGTTTGCCCCCGGAGTTTTCACGCTCGGTTACGATTCATTCTCAGGCGAAATGTCTAAGATGCACGTCGACACCGACGGCAAGATGCACTTCACGAACGAGACGCAGATCGACGCGATTGCTGAAGAGAACATCGCAATCCGCAACGACGTCTCCCGCACTACGAAATCAGGCGACATGGTGCGAGTTGCTCGCATCCCGATGGCCGTACACCTTGACCTTTTGCAGCGCGCCATCCTGCGCGATACAATCGCAATGCGCCGCTGGCTGAAGTCTGAAGAAGCCGCCCCATACAAGACGCACTGGATGAACGGATGACCACAATCACCGACTACGCATCTCTCCAGTCGCAGATCGCGGCTTGGCTCAACCGGGAAGACCTCACGGCTCAGATACCCGTGTTCATCCAATTCGTTGAGGCAGACATCAATACGCGCCTGCGTACCCGCGAGATGATTGTCCGTGCGACAGCTACCAGCTCGGCTGAGTACGTGCAGCTCCCATCAAACTGGCTTGAGGCGATCAATATGCACATCGTCGATGGCCAGCAGCCGCTGCGTTTTGTGACGCTTGATGAGGCAGACCGCATCAACAAGTTGCAGAACTACACCGCCTCGACGTTCTACTCTCTGATGAATGGCGCGATCGAACTCGTCCCAGCCCCCGGCAGCGATGTCGAGATCGAGATGATTTACTACGGCAAGGTGCCCGCACTCTCCACGACTGCGACGACGAATTGGCTGCTGACTAAAGCGCCTGACCTGTACCTGTATGGTGCACTCGTACACGCGTCGCCGTTCCTGATGGACGATCAGCGGATACCGACATTCGCGTCGATGTACTCGACACGCTTCGAAGCTCTCAACGATGAGAGCACCGCTTCAACGCACTCTGGTGGGCCTCTCGTTGCCCGTACACGCATCACCTACGGATAAGGAGCTACCATGGCCGGATTTACCAATTACGCAGAGAACCTCAACCTAACGTGGCTCTTCACGGCGTCTGCCGCCACTCGACCTACGGCGTGGTACGTCGCGCTATACACAGTCGCGCCGGGCGAGACTGGTGGCGGTACAGAGTGCTCCGGCACGTCGTACGTTCGACAGAGCGGCACGTTCTCCGTGACTGGTACGGCCCCAACTCAGGCCGCAAACAGCGCCGCGATCGAGTATCCAACCGCTGGCGGTTCGTGGGGTACGATTGTAGCGGCTGGCGTGTTTGATGCGCTCTCAGGTGGCAACCTTCTCGCATTCGCGAACTTGACGACGTCGAAGACCATCGACACCGGAGACGTGCTGCGCTTTAACACCGGCACACTCGTAATCACGCTCGACTAATATGGCGAACGGTCGCGACTACGGCTCCTTTGACTACGGCGTAGGCGTATACGGTCAGGCTCTGATTGTAGACGCCGCAGCCACTATGGCCGCCACCAGCGATTCTACAGCCGCAGCCGTTGAGCGATCGGCAGCCGCAGCAACAGCCACCGCGCAGAGCGATGCGGCAGCGGCAGTAGTACGCGTCAGGACTGCGCAGTTACAGGCCGTCTCAACTACTGACGCATCATCATCAGCCGTAATGGTAAAGTCAGTTGCCGTAGTGATGGCGGCAACTACAGCAGCGACAGCGGTCGCGCAGTGGGTTCAGGGTGCATCTGAGACTATCCCCGCGCAGAGCAACGCTTCAGCTACCGTTATCCGCGTTCAGCCTGCGGCTATGGTGTCAGCGTCTCAGAGTAATGCAAGCGCAGACCCATACGTCGTTCAGCTCGCGTCTGGTACTGGTGCTTCAAGCAGCGACGCAAACTTTACGGCTATCAGGGTCAGGATACCCGAAGTAGTAATGGCGGCATCAAGCGACGCAAGTGCGAGTAGCACTGCGACTTATTCTGGTGTATTAAGTGTCAATGGATTTAGCGATGCATTCGCGGATGCTATACGTGTCAGGATAGGCATAGCAGAAGCCGGTGCAGTATCTGGGATGACGGCAAACGGTCGCTACTTGTGGGAGCCAGACGCGGTCCCCGCAGAGACGTGGTCAGCCGAGACAGTGTCTGACGAGATGTGGACGCCGGTAGGCGTCTCTGGCGGTTCGTGGGCGGTGCTGGATATAGATGGCGATACTTGGACACCGGCGAGCGTATCGCCACAGACATGGCAGTAGGAGCTAACGATGGCTGATAGTTATACCGCAAACCTCAACCTGACGAAGCCGGAAGTCGGCGCGTCACGGGATACGTGGGGGACGAAGACCAACGCAGACTGGGACACGGTAGACGCTCTGTTCGCTGCCGCAGGAACCGGCACCTCGGTTGGGTTGAACGTCGGCTCGGGCAAGACGCTGGCTGTCGCGGGGACGCTGACGCTCACTGGCTCAATGAACGGTGGCGGGACCATCAACAACGTCGCGATTGGCGGCACGACGGCTGCGGCTGGTACGTTCACGACTGCGACTGCGACGACTGTGGCTGCGACGACTGGTAATATAACAACGGTCAACGCTCCGACCGTGGTTGGCGGGAGCGCCGTATCATCTACGCTGACGCTCAAATCGACATCCGGTGTCGGTACGTCCGACAGCATCGCTCTGAAGGTCGGCAATAACGGTGCGACCACGGCGATGACGGCGAATACGAGCGGGAATATCGAATTTGGGGCAGGCACTGCGGCTCTCCCAGCGATTACCACAACTGGCGACACCAACACGGGTGTGTTTTACCCCGCCGCAGATACGGTAGGCGTAGCTACTGGTGGCACTGAAAAAGTGCGGGTTGCCTCGGCAGGGCAAATCGGCATTGGCGGTGCAAACTACGGAACATCTGGTCAGGTACTAACATCAGGTGGTGCGGCAGCGGCTCCTTCATGGACCACTTTAGCCACTCCATCATCATCTGGTCAGCTTCTCCGCGCTCCACAAATCAAGACATCTGGCACGTCCTACACAACACCAGCAGGTTGCAACTTAATCATGGTTATGGCTTTTGGCGGCGGTGGAGGTGGTGGCGGCGGTAGTAGATCGGGTACGGGAGCGCAAAATAATGGTGGCAAAGGTGGCGGCAGCGGTGCTAATTTCCAAGCATGGATTCCTGTATCACCAAGCACAGCATACACCATTTCCGTTGGTGCTGGTGGTGCTGGTGGTGCTGGAAGAACAGGTTCTACTGGAGTTGGCACAAATGGTGGAGATGGTGGTAATACATCTATAATTGTTAGTGGGACAACATATTCTGCTGGGCAAGGTACTGGTGGTGGTGGTGGCTTAAATTCTACAAGTACTTTTGCAAGTAGTGGAGTTGGTGGTCTTGCAACGCCTACAGCATCAATGATTGTATGGGGTGATGGTTTGCCTGTAACGGCAACTACTGCCGCTACAAGTGTAACAAATCCTTGGCAATCTGATAACGGCTTTGCCACAAGATATGGGCCATATTCAAATGTTGGGGGAAGTGGATCAACCGTGACATCCACTGCGGGGACAGTTGGAGTTGGATATAGTGCTGGTGGTGGTGGTGGGTCAGCTACCTCATCTAGTAGTATTAACGCTGCTTCTGGTGCTGCTGGCAACGCTGGTGTCTTAGTAATTACGGAGTACGCATTATGAAATGTGCTGTAGTGTCTTTATCTGACAACGCTGTCATTAATGTAATTCTTGCTGATCCATCTATTGACCCTGCGTATGAAGGAACAAGATTGGTAGGTATAGACGATGACTTTCCAGTCAGAATAGGTTGGATATACGACCCTGCAACAGGCGAGTTCACAGACCCTAATCCTCCGCAAGAGGAAGTCGTAATCCCAGCCGCCGAGGCCTGACATGGACACGCAAACCCTCATCAACATCTCCGCAGGGATCATCATCGCCGGTATGGGGTGGCTCGCTCGCGAATTGTGGGGAGCGGTGAAGGAATTGCGTAAGGACTTGCACTCAATCGAGATCGCGCTCCCGTCAAACTACATCCGCAAGGATGAGTTTCAGGAGGGCGTGAAGGAGCTGAAGGACATCTGCCGCCAGATATTCGACCGGCTAGAGAATAAGGCGGATAAGTGATTGGACCCGTTCACCCTCATCGCCGGAGCGACAGCCCTATATAACGGCATCAAGAGCGCCGTCGACGGTGGCCATGAGATGCTCGACGTTGCCGATAGGGTCGGCACGCTCTTCGGTCGTATCGCCCAGATCACGCAACTCACGTCCGGCAAGCGCAAGAAAAAGCTCTTCCAGAGCCAAGCCGAGTTTGAGGCCGAGGCGATCAAGCTGTACACGCTGAAGCAGAAGGCGCAGCAACTCCAGCTTGAGACGCGGAACCTGTTCGTCGGAGCCTACGGGATCGCTGCGTGGACGAGTATCCAGAAAGAGGTGACGGAGATGCGCAAGCAGGCTGCACGCGAGGCCGCTGCCGCGCAGCTCGAAGCTGAAGAGAACCGCAAAGACCTCATCATGGGCGCGTGGCTCATCGGTGCCGTTATATTATTTGCCGTCGCAGTCGGGATCGCGATGGTGGTGTTCACTCACAAGTAGGAGATCGGGATGGACTTGCTAAAACAGTTCGGGCCACTGCTCGGCTCTATCGCGCCAAGCATTGCCACGGCTCTGGGAGGCCCACTGGCTGGCCTCGGCGTTAAAGCCCTGTCGCAGGCGCTCCTCGGCAATGAGGACGGCTCAGAAACCGACGTGATGGCGGCAATGGCTACGGCAACGCCTGAGCAGATGGCGGTAATCAAAAAGATTGACGCCGACCTGAAAACGCAGATGAAGGCGCTCGACGTCGATCTCGCGAAGCTCGCTGTCGACGACCGCAAGTCTGCCCGTGAGATGCAGCGCGAGACACGCGACTGGCTCCCGAGAGCGTTGGCGATCCTCATTACCGCAGGTTACTTCGGCATCATCGGCTGGGTTCTGGTTGGCGGCCTGCCGATGAACGGCAGCGAAATCCTTCTCATGCTTCTCGGCACCCTCACCGCCGGGTGGTCTGGCGTGATGGCATTCTACTTCGGGGCTTCGGCTTCGGACACAGCCAAGGACAAGATGATCTACAACTCGACACCAAAGGCAGAGAAATGATTGCGAATTGGGAGAAGGCGTTCGCCGCGGTACTGAAGCATGAGGGGAAATTTGTGAATCACCCCAAAGACCCCGGAGGCATGACAAATTTAGGCGTAACGAAGAAGGCATGGGAAGCCTACATCGAGAAGCCGGTCGATGAGACCGAGATGCGTGCTCTGACACCGGAGATCGTGAAGCCGTTCTACAAGCGACAGTACTGGGACAAGATCAAGGGCGACGATCTGCCGGATGGCGTCGACTACGCCGTATACGATCTCGCGGTTAACTCAGGCGTTGGCCGTGCGTCCAAGATGTTGCAGGAGGCCGTTGGCGCGACCGCTGACGGCATGATCGGCAAGGGTACGCTCGCAGCCGTGGCCCAGCACCCGCCAGACCACGTCGTCAAGCTAATCTCAAGCGCACGCCTCGACTTCCTCCAGCGCCTATCGACGTTCGACACGTTCGGCAAGGGTTGGACCAGACGCGTAAATGAGGTACAGTCCGCGGCATCAGAACTCGCTCGATCAGGGGTTGCATAATGCCGCTTGTACCGATACCCGTCCCGCCCGGAGTAATCAAGCCAGCGACACCGTTGCAGGCCAAGGGACGCTATTGGGATTCCAACCTCGTTAGGTGGCAGAGCAACAAGCTGCTGCCGGTCGGCGGTTGGCAGCGCATCAACTCGACGCCCCTCGACAGCACCATCCGCACGATCTTTCCGTGGACGTTGAATAATGGCGTAAAGTTGGCGGCACTGGGGTGCGATGATGACCTGTACGTTCAGGAGGGCGCGACATACACCAACATCACGCCAGCGAACTACGTCAGCGCTGAGACTGGCCTGTATGGCGGCTATGGTGCCGGTGACTTCGGCGAGTTGCTCTACGGGCTAGACTATGCGTCATACGCCATTACAAGTGCCGTGAGATCGACAAACGTCGTGACGATTACGACAGGGACAACGCCACACGGATACCCCGTCGGCATGAGCGTATTGATTGCTGGCGTCACCACGTCGACATTCGATGGCACGTTCACCATCGCGTCCGTCCCGACCACGACGACATTTACGTATGCACAGACGGCGGCCGACGCGACATCATCTGGCGGCACGTCGTCGTTACCAGTCGCAGATCGCAGGCCGCTAAACACGTTCTACGGATCGAATTTTACGTGGACGATTGATAACTGGGGTGAGGACATCCTTGCCGTAGCATCGTCTGACGGTCGCCTGCTGCACTGGGAGTACGGCAGCGGTGTCGCTCAACAGGTCGGCTTCAGCACAATCACGTCAGCCGTGTCAGCGACAAACGTCTCAACGATCACGACGGCGCAAGACCACGACTTCCGCGTCGGCGATACTGTCACCGTCGCAGGCGTCACCAATACACTCTTCAATGGATCGTGGACCGTTACAACCGTCCCGACAACGACTACATTCACGTTCTCACACTCAACGCCAAACGCTACATCGTCAGGCGGAACCGTGACGCACCCGATGGTCCCGATAAATAATCGCGGCGTCATCGTCACAGCCGAGCGTTATGCCGCACTCTTCGGTTGCGGTGGTGAACCACGCCGCGTTGGATGGTCCAATCAGGAAGACTACACGGAATGGAACTTCGCGTCGGCGACGACGACAGCCGGGTTCTACGACCTCGACACGCAGTCCGAAATAATCATGGCCGTCCCAGTGCGCGAGGGTGTACTTATATTCACGGAGACTGAGGCGTGGCTGATGAAGTACGTCGGCCTGCCGTACATCTACGGCTTTGAGCGGATCGGCTTCGGGTGCGGGTTGATCGCGCCCAAGTCGTTCGCGACCTTCGCCGGTCGATGCATCTGGCTATCGAAGAATGGCTTCTGGATTTACGACGGCGGCTACGTCAAGCCTCTCCCGTCTGACGTCGGCGAGTATGTGTTGCAGAACATCGACCCGGCTACGGGGCTTCTATACACGAACGGGTCTGACAATGGCACGTTCAACGAGGTGTGGTTCTGGTATCCGTCAACCGGATCAGCTGTGCCTGACCAGTACGTCTGCTACAACTATATGGAGGGCTGGTGGGCGCTCGGTGAGATGACGCGGACGGCTGCGGCACCGTCTGGCGTGTTCTCTCACCCAATAGCGTCGGACGAGAGCAAATACCTGTACTATCACGAAGACGGTTGGACCGCTGCCGGTGTCCCTCTAATCGGCTACCGGTACGCCGAGACGGGATCGCTGAACTTGGCGAACGGCGAGAACTTGATGACGGTGAAGCAGGCGATAACGGATTCCGGCTACGGCTACGCATCGACCGAGCTGACGTTCTTCGCCTCCACGACACCCGAAGCCGCAGAGACTACCGCTGGCCCGTACACGCCACGATCAAGCGGCTACACGGACATCCGCGTCACTGGAAGAGAGATACGATACCGGGTAGAGGCGACGCAGGATGCGCCGTGGTCAGTCGGGGACATCCGCCTAGACCTGACGCCAAGAGGCAAGAGATGAAGTTCAACATTCCCACGCCACAGGAAAAGTACAACGCATCGAACATGGCTTCAGCTTTCGAGAGCATCAAGCAGGCCATGGGCGAGGCCATCTCGCCTACGCAGGCAGTTGGTGGTATCATGCTGCAGTCACCGGATGGCTCGGTGTTTCGGATTACGGTTAGCAATGCCGGTGCGATTACGGCGACGGCGGTGCCGCTTGGAATTAGGTGAAGACAAAATCATCGCGCTTATGGAGCGCGGCCTAGCTAGAAGCGGATCGACGCACGATCTGGATGACGTAATCCAGTGTCTGCGTGAGGGTACGATGCAGGCGATCTGGAACGACGGTGCCGTCATCGTCACCCAGATTGGTGAATACCCACGGAGGCGCGTCATCGACGTGTTCATGTGTGCCGGTAACCTCGACAGCGTCATGGCACTGCGGCCTGAGCTGCTCGATCTAGCAAAGAGACACGGGTGCGACTACGGTCGGGCGTATGTGAGGCACGGATTGGTTAAGCCGCTTCAGGCGGCTGGTTGGAAGACGGTGCAGACCGTTATGACGTTTGAGATGGAGTAAGAGACATGGGTGGTGGTAGTCCGCAAGTAACGACGTCGAGGCAGGAACTGCCAGCGTGGCTGGAGCAGCCGACGCGGGAGAACATCGCAATCGCGGACGCAATCGCCAAGCGACCGTTCGAGCAGTACGGTGGCCAGACCACTGCCGGTCTGTCGCCAGACCAGATCGCGTCGTACAACATGACACGCGAGAACGTCGGAGCGTATCAGCCAGCGTATGGCGCAGCTCTCGGTACTACGGCTTCGGTCGCGGGGTACCAACCCGGCACGTTCACGGGAGGCGACATCGGTGCCTACATGAACCCATACCTTCAGAACGTCGAGGCCAACGCTTTGGGCGGTCTGGAAGCGCAGCGGCTCAGGGCGCAGCAGGGCATCGCTCAGAGCGCACGCACAGCCGGAGCGTTCGGCGGTTCGCGTCAGGGTATCTCTGAGGCGTTGTCGAACGTCGAGACTGCGCGGCAGGCAGGCGATCTCAGCGCAAAGATACGCTCTCAGGGTTACGACACGGCGGCAAACTTGATGCAGTCCGACATGAACCGCGCACTTCAGGGGCAGCAGCTTCGGCTTCAGGCTGGTGGGCAGTTGTCCGACATTGCCGGTGCCGGTCAACGCGCACTCTACGCGGATGCGGCGGCTCTTGAGAACATCGGCAAGTCGCAGCAGGCGCAGCAGCAGGCGCTTCTCAATGACGCATACCAGAGATACCAAGCCGAGCGGAACTACCCTATCGATATGCTCAATCTACGTATCGGGGCGACGTCTGCCGTGCCGGGCGTCGGGACGACGACGCAGTCAACCGCTGGCGGCGGATCTCCGTGGATGTCGGCTCTTGGCGGGTTCGGTACGGCTGCTACTGGGTTGGCTAATTTGGCTCCGATGCTGTTTGGTGCGTCCGATGAGAATATGAAGACTGACATCACAAAGATGGGCAAAGACAAGGAGACGGGGCTTGACCTGTACGCATACCGGTACAAGGGCGACCCAAAGTCATACCCGAAAGTAGTCGGACCGATGGCTCAGGATATTGAGAAGAAGTATCCCGATCAGGTGAAGGACGTCGGTGGTCGCAAGGCCGTCAATCTCGGGTTTGGGCCAATGCGCCGCGCCTTTGCGGCATAAGGAGACGACGATGGGTATCATGGAAAGTATCGGGTCGATGTTCGGTGGCGGGTCATCAGATCGCGCCGCAGGGATGGCCGCAGAGCGTGGAGACGGTGGGTTCTCGTATGGGCCATACGGCAACCTAAGCCAGTCCGAGTATCGCGGCCAGTACGGCGGTCGTGATGGCTCTCAGACGCAGCGCATGGGCGGTCAGGGAGCCGGTCAGGGAACTGCTAAAGCCAAGCCGAAGACGATCGACGAGCTGATGAAGGAGTTCGACGTCACGCAGTACGTTCCGACGGCACCCGCGACAAGCTATATGCCATTCTATAACGCGATCCCGCTCGGGTATGCGAACACTATGGGACCGCAGTCTGCCCCCTCGCAGATGGATGTTGGCCAGATGGTGCAGCAGTCGCTTCTTGCGGCACCGCAGCCGTCTATGCCGTCCGGCATCCTCGGCCCGTCAATGCAGACGCAGACGCCCCTCACGGCACCGATCAGCTATGAAGACTTCCTGCGCTATTACCGGGGTGGTCAGTGATGGACCCAATACTCAAGCGCCTGCTCGAAGCTATCGCGGCACCGGAGAGCGGTGGCCGCTACAACGTGCGCTACACGCCGAAGGGCGGCGCTGAGTTCTCTGGCTATGGTCAGCACCCACGCATATTCGAACCCGGCCCAGCAGGCCCGTCATCGGCTGCGGGGAAGTATCAGATCACGGCTACGACATACGACAGGCTCGGTGGCGGTTCGTTCACGCCAGAGGCGCAGGACGAGATGGCCGCTCGCTTGGCGGTGCAGGATTACAAGGCACGGACAAACAGGGACTTGGTGGCAGACCTTCAGGCTGAGGGTCTATCGTCACGCATACTTGGTGCGCTTTCACCGACATGGACGGGCTTGAAGGATAACCCTAGCAAGGCAACCACGGCATACCAAGCCGCAGCACCGGCGTCGCAGTATGCGAGCGCAGGCGAGAAGCCAGAGTATTACCAGCAGTCGATCCCGTCTCGCACTGTGATACCGCAGACACAGTTTGCATCAGCTCAACCATCAACGCCAACGCAACCGGCACCCGTATACGCGCAGGACATTGGCACGACGATGCGCCTGATCGGTAGCAAGATCGCGCCGGGGTCTGTCACGGCCCCGACACCGTTAACGCCGGAGCAGCAGGCCGCGTCTAAGGTGCAGCAGGGCCAGATCGCCAGCGCCGGTAAGGCATTCGCGCAGCTCGCGGCGTTATCGGCACCGCAAGATCCGGTACAGCTGCTGCGGCAATTCGATTTCCAGAGGCGCAAGCCTCCGGTGCTACAATATCCTCGCGGACTGCTTTAAGGAGAACTAAATGGCAGGGCTTCTCGACTTCTTCACTGGCGGCGGCGAGTACGCAGACCCGAACGCAATCGACCCACGCTACGGCGTAGCGAAGGGCGACGTGCGGCAGGCTGCGCTGAACACGCTCGGCAACGTGTCCGGCCTGCTATTGGCTGCCGGTCAGCCGATGAGTGGCTCGCAGCGTGCGCAGCTACTCGGGCAGCTTGGCCCGGCTTTCGGTGGTGCCCAGACCGACATCTACAACGCGGCACAGCGACGCCTGCTCGGTGCGGAGAACGAGCAGAAGATGGCCGAGATGCAGCGGATGAGGTCGTTTTCTGAACGTGTTAAGAGTGACCCAGAAGGTGTTGCGGCAGAGCTTGGCACGACGGCTGACGTGATCAAAAACCTTACGCCAACACAGTTGCAGACGATTGCCTCTAATCGGGCTACCGCTGCAATTAACGTTTCTCCGGGTGAAAGAGCTATGCGCGAGGCGCTTTCGAAGATATCGACGACCGTATCTCGAGACGAGGCGCTTTCTAGTGGTGGGGGTGGGCCAACTGCGAAGGCACAAACTTTATTTGGCCAGAATAAACCTCAAGCGAAATTGATTGAGCAATATAGTGAAGTGATCCCAAAACTGATCAGTCAAGGGTACATTAAAGAGGCTGGAGAACTTTCAGCTAGCCTTAAAGCTATGGCTCCTGCTGCAGCTGAATCCGTTACTGTCCCTGCTGGTAGTACTGTGATCGACAAAGCGACTGGTAAGGTTATCTACGCAGCAGCGGCTGAACCAAAAAACGTTACACTATCGCCGGGCCAGAGACTTGTTTCAGCGACCGGAGAGACGATCACCGAAGGTCCAGCAGAGCAACAAGACAGACCTATTACTGACGCCGAACGGATTATGTATAAAATACAGCCTGACGTACCGGCTGTGATGACGAAGACTGGGCCAAAGATTTTGTCTGGTGGAACAACTATCAATGTTGGCGACACTAAAGCGCCTACTGGTTATGAATGGGTTGTTGGCCTTGACGGGAAGATGACGTTAGCCGCAATTAAAGGCGGTCCAGCTACTACGCTGCCAGCTGACCTTGCTGCTAGAGTTGGTATCATTGACACGTTCAACGTACTAGGTGCGCCACAAATTGATGAGGCGATTAAAAATGGCAGCTTCGCCAATGACAACTACACTTTCAGACTTGGGCTAGCTTCTAATACCGGAGAAGCCGCCAATATTTATAGGCAATTTGAGCTAGGTCAGGAAGCGATCCGCAGATCATTGTCTGGTGCCGCTTTAACAGCTTCAGAAGTCGATGATTACGCTGCGCGTTATCTTCCAAAAGTTACCGATAGTGAGGAAACTATCAAGTCGAAGTATCGCGATTTGAAGATGACAATAAACGCTATTAAAGATTCTATTACCTCAGGTAGAGCAACAAAAGAAGACCTTGAAAAGATTTTCAAGGATAACAACCCCGAAGCTAGCGTTGCTATTCCTGCTAAAGACATGACTGCACCAGCGGATCTAACAGATGACGAATTACTTAAAAAGTATGGAGGTTAATTGATATGGCTGACTTAGACCAACTTATGATTGACCTTAGAGCGGCAGTTAAGGCTGGGGATACAGCGAAAGCGCAGCAGTTGGCCCGTGTAGGTAAAGTGCTTCGTGACCGGCAGTTGGCCGCTTCGGCTCCGGGCCCGGGTCCGGCGCAGCCAATGGCCCCACAGGTTCCCACCACGGACGTGATGGGGAATATCACTGGGTACACCGAGGCTGCCCCTCCTGTTACGCCACCATTGACATACGAAGAGCAAATTACAAACGCTGTTAAAGCGGTTGGCAGAGGGGCAGATGTAGCGGCACGGACATTCGCCGACGCTGCTACTTTTGGTTTTGCCGATAAACTCGCGGCTCAAATGTCTCCGGGCGAGTATGAGCAAAACCTCGCTGCTGAACGGCAACGGACAGAACAGGCCCGCGGCCAGTTGGGTAGTGCGGCTCCAATAATGGATATCGCTGGGGCATTAGCGACAGGGGTAGTGGCGAAGCCGATATCATTACTGGCTAGGTTTGGTTCCCCATCTGCGACATTAGCTGGTGTAGCGAAGAATGTCGGGCTAGGGGCGGTAGAAGGTGGATTACTTGGCGCAGCAGAAGCAACGGGCCGCGATCAGGATGTTGGAACTGGTACAGCAATAGGTGCCGGTATTGGTGGTGGCATCCCATTGATCGGTTCAGCCATATCGAAAGCTGTGTCACCAATTACGAGTAAGTTGAACCCATACGAGCAGGAATTAGCGTCTCGCTTGGCGGCGGCTGG